ACTTGGGATATTGTTTCATTAGATGCAACAAAAACTGTAGGAAGTTTATCTGATGTAGTTACCACTGTTCATTGGACTGCAAGTGATTCTGAAACTATAGGCAGTGGTGATTCTGCCGTAGTGCATAGTGGCTCTGCTTATGGTGCTGTTGGACTTGCTGCTGCTGATTCTGGATCGTTTACTGTTTATGCAGATATAACAAAAGATAATGCTGTTGCATGGGCTAAAGCTGCATTAGGCTCTGATGAAGTAACAAGAATAGAAACAAGTATTGCTGAACAGATTACAGAATCAAAAACACCGACTAAGACTTCTGGTGTACCTTGGTAGATATAACTGACAGACCAACATAAAGGGGTGCTAATGCACAGATTCCGCAAAAAGTTATAATTGTGACAGGTACTAATGCCTTCAAAAATGCTTCTCTTATCATGTTTCAAAAGATTTGTCAGATAGCTTCATTGTTGTCGCTTTTTCTAACCTTGTCAATGTTAGGAGGTTCATACTACGCTTACAGATTTGTTACCAGTGAGCAATTCAAGGCTAGAGTTATGAATGAAGTGCTTGATAATGTACAGGGCATGATGCCCAAAGTTTTAGATAATGCTTTACCAGATATGACAGGCCCAACAGTTCCAGAATATATAAAGCCTAAAATTTAATGGAGATACCAGAAATAGGTATCAGACAAATAAATGTTCCAGAGGTCTATATTCCTGAGATATACAAGCCTGACCCTGTATTGCCTGTAATAACAAATTTAGAAATAGATGTTGTAGGTTGTACTTATCAGCACAGAGACATAAAAAACACTGGTAATACTCAGCTTTTACTTGATGACCCAAACGGCGTTTTTCTAACGTGTGGCGAGTCTTTGTTTCCTAGCTTTTACCCTATTGATTACAGACCAGATCAGTTGGTGATTACTGAAGATTTACCAATAACAAATGATGCCCCACCTATGCCAGAGTCAGATATTCCAGAGACTGAAACACCAAAAGAAAAAGAAGAAATAAAAATAGAACCATGTCCCCCAAAAGATGCCCCATTTATGGCTGGTGATTACAGAAATGATAAAAAAATCCAGAGATTAGTAAAATATGAAAAAACCATAGGAGGCTCCTGTGATCCGATCTGGGAAGATGTACCATTCCGAGAAAGTTTTATTGGTACTCCTGAAGTTCTCGTATCTACTGCTGTTATCGGTTTGGTTGCTGGTGGGTCTGCGGCTCTTGTTCCTATAATTCAAGGTATTGCTAAGAGTGCCATGAAACAAATAGGGAAGCGTTTTTCTAAAAAAGATAAATCTACTTAGTTTCAATTTTGTGAGTATGAGGCAAAACTTGGTTTGGTAAGGGAATAAGCTTTACATCTTTACAAGTGACTGCGTGTTCACCTGTCAGGACTACTCCGAGTTTAGCCTGTTTACCGCATACCTCTAATCTATATAAGGCCATTTCTAATTTTGTTTTTTTGATCAATAACTCTTGAGCTTCGATATTAACCTTTGCAGCTTTCTTGCAAAGTTCCCCACCATTACCCAAAGGAATATTAAATTGAGCAGATATTCCATAATTTAAGTTGTAATTATCTTTTTCAAATCTTGGAGTTTCTTGGATATATTTGATCTCACCTGTATCTTCATCATAAATAGGTTGTTTGGTCACAGTTTCTATAGGGCGGTTAAATGACCACGCATCTGTTAAATAAGGAGTTATTGTTAAACTGGGCGAGGTGCAAACAATCCCTTGACTGTAACGATTCTGGGGCAAGCTTGATGGAGTTATCATTGTTGCATTATTATTGACTACCCCTTGAGCCGAGCTATTCGGCGAAGCAACTGTTGTATTAGCCAAAACCCTTGCAGGGCAAAGGATTACAAGAATTACTGACCAAAAATACTTTGAGTTTCCGTTGTAGTAGTAGTTGTAATAGTTCGATTTATTGTCGTTACATTGGAAAGGCCAGCACCTTGCAAAGATTCCACCAGTGAAAAGCTTTCTCCAGCGTTTACTATTTTCCATCTTGGCACAGCCTCAAGCTCTGGACTTGTCCAACTAAACTGGACACCACCAAGAGTTTGAGTTGTTCCAGCAACTGTTGAAGGGTTGATGTATCCATCAAGATCTGCTGATTCAATATTGTGACCTGACGCAGAATATGTAAATCCTGTGTTGTATTGGTGCGAAGTGATTGTCTCATTAATTACTGATTGCGAAGTAGAACTCTGAGTACTAGAACCGCTACGGAACTGGGGGACTACAGGCGTTGCAAGGGTTCTCAGAGGTAGTAGTAATATTAATAATAGCCAAAATCTAGTCAATTTCAATCTGAACAGTAGTTGAAGCAATACAGCTTGTTCCAGAACCGCCAGCAGTGCAAGTATGAATACCAGAGGATAAAGAAGTAAGAGCTAAATTTCCAGCAGTCCCCCCAGAAATTACTGTGGTTTGTCCACCTAATACTGGTAAGGTCGCTATTCCAGAACTCGGAGTGATTGCTGATTGTGTTACATCACCAGCCTGATATGACTCCGATAGTGAAAACGCTGACCCAGCAGTTGTAACCGATTTATTTGTATTGACTAAAGCTGGAACTCCATTGCTTAAGCTGCCAAGATTCAAGCCACCTATCCCATTTGTTACTACACTATCCCCTGTTCCTGTAGAAGTAGTAATATTATTTCCACTTATAGAGTATGAACTAGGTGCGGCATTTGTAATGACATAAGGAGAGTCAATAGAAATTTGTGCAGAAGTTACATACTTGGCTGTTATGTCAGCAAAGGCACTAGACGGAGAAAGAAAGATAATAAATGGAAGAAGTTTCTTCATTTTTTTACTACTCCAACTTTTGAATCTTTATTGTCAACTATCTTAACATTACCATTTTGTTTCTTTTTGTCACCATTTTTCTTGATGTTTAGGCCGTACTGAGCCGTCACAGCACTCAGGAGTCCAGCCGCAAAAGTTGTATCAATTTGTCTTGTAGGGTTTGGATTGAAGTACGACCAAGAAATAACGGCCAAACTCCAAAAAAGTATAATCATCTGAACCACGTTAGCGATCAGACCATTACCTTCTTTTTCTTCTTGATCTTCCATGACATTAAGGTTTCTTGTCTAATACTAGCAATTTAGCTAAATTAAGAAAAACGAACAAATCATGTCTAAATTTTTTATTAACCTATTTATAAGGTTCGGCAAGAGTGAATCTTTACGCAAAGCGGCTTTGAATCTACTTAAGGATTTAGCCTCTAAATCGGACAATGACGTAGACGATGCCATAGTTAAGATGATCGAGGAAAAACTCTTTCCAGTTAAATGATGGATATTATCAAGGCTCTTACATCTACTTACAGCCTTGAAGGTGAGTTTGAGGTTCAAAAGTCTATAACTTTCATACAGAACTTAGAAGATATAGCACTACTTAAGCCATATGCAATCAAGCTTTTAAAAACAAACGCAAAGCAAGCTCACTTTGTAAGCACTTCACTTGATGTGATAGCTCATCAACAAGCATATATTTATAAATTAGAAAAACGACTACGCAAGAAAAAAGCGACCCTTTGGGATCGCATAAGATACGTTTTGTTTAACAAGAAGTTAGGGAACTAAATCCTTTTCTGTAATATCAAACCATGTTGCAGACTCAATGACATTTCCAGTTTCGTGATCTGTTCTTGTTGTTTCACAAAACTCATAGGTTCTTTCAGATTCTGGGTGATAAAAAATCTGACCTACATAGGGATTTTTTGGAAAAGTTACTAAGTACATAATCAAAAAGGTAAATCTTCTGGAAGTTCACGCTGGTTTGCTTTGACGTTTACAGTCCTCTCAGAGGCTGGTTTAGGGTTCATGGGTGCAATCTTGCCTGAGTTTCCCCAGAGGCCGCCCCAAAGCGAAAATCCAGTAACCTCATCATAATCTGACTTGCTTTTATAGACACGAATTGTTGTGCCTTCCATTCTGGCATTTTCAGCAGCTTGTTTAAACCAGTTTGCTGCTTTCTCTGCTTCTTCGCAAGAAAAATCCATAATTACGTTTCTTTCTGGTGCGTTTTCTTTATCGCTGTTGTTGTCAACGATTCTTAGTTTTGCGTTAAATGCTGTGTTTGCCATAGTAATTAAAAAGGTTCAATGGGTGTAATGCCGTTTGCTTCTTCCCAAGCAAGGACTTTGTGAAGGTCATATCTGACTCTAGGATCACCATAAGAGACAGCAAAGATAGGAAGTTCATAGTACTCAGGCCCTATACCTTTGTACCGCCACCTTCTTATGGAGTCTGGGTGCATACCATATCTCTTAGCGAGTTGATCGGTAGAGAAAAACTGGCTGCCAGCTACTGTCATGTTGTAATCACCTCTTTTCTAGTTTTGATAAGGTCGCAAAGGTCGTTGTAATCGTTTTGCGGTATTTGTCTGTTAGCATAACGCACCTCTAAAGACTCAGCACATTTATCAAGTCTGTCTCTAGTGTCAGCCTTTAAGATTGCATCTTTGGCAACAACTGTAAGGTTTTGAGAAGAAACTGGAGTCCTGTCTTTTTTTGGGTTTTTCCAAGCTTTAGTGCGGTCATACAGAGATAAGCCAAACTG